AACGTGCGCCAGCCCATGCTATGCGCTTGCTCTAAGTCCGCAACGCTATCCGCGCTTGCCATGCAAAGCAATTTGAAAGCCTGAAAACGTGGATCACGCCATTGGTGCGTATATCCGTTTTTTGCGATCACTTTTAGAGTGCAAGCGCGCCAGATTTGAAACGGAACGGCAGCGCCGTCACCATATGCGCCTATCCTAAAAATCAATCCCGCGAACAAATCAGGCAGGATTGCGGGATCATAGTCAATATGCGGGCGGGCGTAACGCCCGCGCTCATATGCGCCATGCACGCTCATTACAGACTTTGAAACGTTAACGTAGCATGACCGCTTAATTTTTCCGGTCAATTCGTCTAGACGCGGGCGATGTTGACATGATCCGCAAATTGAAACGTCCGAACCGTTGCGCAATGCGTCAAGCGGCGACATATCCGAACGAATTATAAAAGTCTGAACCATTGCGCCGGTTTTGACGTTATTACTTGCGTCCGTGATACGATTTGCAATTGCGACAATCGGTTGACCGTCAATCGCGCTTGCGCCTTCATAGAGTATGACGCCACGCCATTGACCGCGCTTTAATGCTTTGAGCATATCAGTTGCATTGGTTATCATTTTTTGACCCCTCAAAAAACAGCGCATGATTGCGCGATAAGTTTACTATAATACTTTTTATGACGACGTTTCAATAGGTACGATTTCCTACGTTTTGAAACAGTGAAAAAAACGTAGGTATTTATTCAGGCAAGTTTTGCGGTTTGTGAGATTATTGCGCCAATATTGGCGAAGTTTTGGCAAGGGTATTTGGCTGCTAGCAAGGCTTTTGGGCTATATTGTCATATTATGTTAATAAGTTAAAAATTTGAATTTATATAGGTATATAGTCCTACTGTTCCGTGGAGCGCTACCAATTAAATTCCCGTGACAATATCGCCCAAACCGCCAATAACCGCGAAAAATGCAGAAATCCGCAACATTATCTTTTAGGGCCAATGACACACGCGCATAACAAAACCTGTTATACCCCGCTTAAAATCGATTTGAACGCCATGTCAAAAATCGGGCGCATTTTAGTTCCATAATATTCCACGCAAATAAATGTTAATTGCCGAATTGGCACAATACCCGGATTGCAGGCATAAACCCAATCTGCCGGCATAAACCCATTTTGGGTCACGTCACCCGTTTGCCTGCGCGCAGCACAAGCCGGGCTATAATCCTCTTGCTGTTAGGCTTGACCCATTTTGGGTCACGTCACCCGTTTGCCTGTGGATAGCACAGTTTGGGCCACGTCAGGCTTGACAGCCATATCTTACGTAACGTCAAGGTGAGGGGGGGGGAGGGCCGTGGCCGACTGGTCAAATCTGGCGCACCCCCCGCAAAAAATTTTTTCTTAAAATGCAGTTTCAACTCGCAAAATTTTTTATTATATTTGCACACCCTAACAGAGTCTGTTATAACGCCGGTTATGAAATCTTTTCATTACGAGCCTAGAGAGATCAAAGCCACAGAGGCGCGGTTACAGGCGATATACGACGCCGCGTATCTTGGCTTGAAGGGTGATTCGCTCGCACTGGCGGCAGGATTGATGCCGGTGGAGTACCGGCAATTGTGCCAACTGGATCCGGTAGCCGAGTTGGCAGAAAAGCAAGGCCGCGCTGACAGCGAGATTACGGCTAGTCGGGCGCTGCACACCGCCGCCCAACAGGGCGACGCAAAGGCCGCCCTCGCCATCTTGCAACACCGGCATGAATGGTCGGCCAAGCAGGAAATCTCGGTCGATATCTACCAGAAGATTTCCATCACCCAAGCCTTGGCGGATGCAACCAATCGTGTCATTGAGCATATGCCGATGAAAGAACTAAATGGCCCAGCTGCCGATCTATAAATCGCAAGATGAGCAAGTGCTGATGACCCGCCTGTGGTCGCCGCAGCTTGCGAACGATCCTGAAGCGTTTGTGTTGTTCGTATTTCCTTGGGGCCAACCCAACACGCCATTGGCTAAGTTCAAGGGGCCGCGCAAATGGCAACGCTTGATCCTGCGCGAGCTAACTAACCACATTAAAGCCAATGACGGCAAACTGGACATGGAGACGTTTCGGTTAGCGGTCAGTTCAGGGCGCGGTATCGGCAAGTCGGCATTGGTCAGTTGGTTGATCTTGTGGATGCTATCGACGCGCATTGGTTCGACCATCATCGTGAGCGCCAACTCGGAAGCGCAGTTGCGCTCTGTAACCTGGGGCGAGTTGACCAAGTGGGCGGCGATGATCATCAACGCGCACTGGTGGGAAATCAGCGCGACTAAACTCATGCCCGCCAAGTGGGTGTGCGAACTGGTCGAGCGGGATCTCAAGAAGGGCACGCGCTACTGGGCGGCGGAAGGCAAGCTGTGGTCGGACGAAAACCCGGATAGCTACGCCGGTGTCCACAACATGGACGGCATGATGTTAATCTTTGACGAGGCAAGCGGCATACCTGACTCGATCTGGTCGGTCGGCGCGGGCTTCTTTACCGAGAACATCTTGGACAGGTACTGGTTGGCGTTCTCCAACCCTCGGCGCAATACGGGCTACTTCTTCGAGACGTTTCACGCGAAACGTGATTTTTGGAAAACACGCCAGGTAGACGCGCGCGAAGTGGAAGATACGGACAAGGCGGTGTACGCGCAGATTATCGCCGAGTACGGCGAAGACTCACCGCAAGCGCGTATTGAGGTCTATGGCGAGTTTCCATCTGCCGGCGAGGATCAGTTCATTACGCCGAACATTATAACCGACGCAATTAAGCGCGAACGGTATAAGGACATGACCGCGCCGATCATACTCGGCATTGACCCCGCGCGAGGCGGCGCGGATGCGACTGTGTTGGTCGTGCGTCAAGGGCGCGACATCATCGCGATTAAACGCTACCAAGGCGAGGACACTATGGCTATCGTCGGTCGCGTGATCGACGCCATTGAAGAGTACAAGCCCGTGCTGTCTATAATCGACGAGGGCGGGCTGGGCTACGGTATTCTTGACCGATTGACCGAACAGAGGTACAAGGTGCGCGGCGTTAATTTTGGTTGGAAAGCCAAGAACTCCGTTATGTGGGGTAACAAACGCGCTGAGATGTGGGGCGCTATGAAGGAGTGGCTGAGGACAGCGTCCATTCCTGATGACCGTCAGCTAAGGGCAGATTTGTTGGGGCCAACAAAGAAGCCAAATTCGTCTGGAACCATTTTCCTTGAAGGGAAAAAGGAAATGCGGGCAAGAGGTTTAGCATCGCCGGACGCCGCCGACGCACTGGCGGTTACGTTTGCGTTCCCTGTCGCACATCGCGAATATGTTGACAAACCACGCAATAACTATCAATCATCAAACGGCGTTATCAACTCATGGATGGGAAGTTGAAAAAGTCTGTATCATTGGCCGTAGGGCGCGGCGAAAAATTGCCCGTGAGCAAAGGCGCTGGCCTTACAGCTAAAGGCCGCGCCAAGTATAACCGTGAAACGGGGTCTAACTTGAAAGCCCCGGCTCCTAACCCTAAGACCAAGGCAGACGAAGGCCGCAAGGCTAGTTTCTGCGCTAGGATGGGCGGTGTAGTTGCTAAGTCTAAAAATGCTGAACGTGCCAAGGCGAGCATGAAAAGGTGGAATTGCAAATGAAGGGTCTTTACGCTAATATTCACGCGAAACAAGCCAGAATAAAGGCAGGCTCAAACGAAAAAATGCGCAAGGTAGGCACTAAGGGTGCGCCTACTGCTAAAGCGTTTCGTGAATCGGCTAAGACGAGGAAGAAGTAATGTTGAAAAAATCTGCAAGCCCGAAGGCTTTCAAATCCAACATCAAGACCGAAGTCAAGTCGGGCAAACCCGTCAAGCAGGCGGTTGCCATTGCCTATTCGGTTCAGCGTAAAGCACAGGGTAAAAAGAAGTAATGGATTATTCAGGCGTAGCAGCGGCAGGACGAGTGGCAAGCGGCGGGGGCAAAAAGAACAGCCCTAACGAAGTGCTTGACACAATGCGGAGCCGACTGTCTATGGCCGTCTCGGCGTTTTCCGAAAGCCGCGAAGATGAATTGGACGACCTCCGGTTTTTTGCCGGCTCGCCTGACAACCAATGGCAGTGGCCTGCGGATGTCTTGGCAACACGCGGGTCTGTGCAGGGCCAGACAATCAACGCGCGTCCATGCTTGACCATTAACAAGCTGCCGCAGCACGTCCGTCAGGTAACGAATGATCAGCGGCAGAACCGCCCCGCCGGTAAGGTTATCCCTGCGGATGACAACGCCGATATTGAAGTGGCGGAAGTTTTTGACGGCATGGTGCGCCATATCGAGTATATGTCGGACGCGGACGTTGCCTATGATACGGCGTGTGAGAACCAAGTAACTTACGGCGAAGGCTACATCCGTCTTTTGACCGAATACATTTCTGATGATTCGTTTGATCAAGACATCAAGATTGGCCGTGTTCGTAACTCTTTCAGCGTTTATATGGATCCTACCATTCAAGATCCTTGCGGGTCTGATGCCGAGTGGTGTTTCATTACTGAAGATATGCTGCTTGAGGACTACACACGCCAGTTTCCAGATGCTATGCCTGTGTCGGCCATCCAGACCCAAGGCGTTGGCGACGATAATCTGTCTCAGTGGGTCAACCAGAACACGGTACGCATCGCCGAGTATTTTTACGCATCCTACGAGGAAGCCAAATTAAACTTGTACCCTGGCAACAACGCTGTGTTTGAAGGAACACGCGAAGATAAAGCCGCCAAGGAGATGGGCCTCAAGCCAATCAAGTCCCGCACTGTCCAACGCCGCAGTATTAAGTGGTGCAAGACAAACGGCTACGAGATGATTGAGGAAAATGATTGGGCGGGCGATTGGATTCCGGTTATCCGCGTTGTCGGTAACGAATTTGAAGTTGACGGGCGCATTTTTGTGTCAGGATTGGTACGAAATGCCAAAGACGCCCAGCGTATGTACAATTATTGGGTGTCTCAAGAGACTGAAATGCTTGCATTAGCGCCAAAAGCACCGTTTATCGGGTATGGCGGTCAGTTTGAAGGCTACGAAATGCAGTGGAAGACGGCCAACACAAATAACTGGCCGTATTTAGAGGTAAATCCTGACGTTACAGACGGTCAGGGCGGCGTTTTACCGCTTCCACAGCGGTCTATGCCCCCAATGGCGCAAACCGGCCTCATACAGGCTAAAATGGGCGCTTCTGACGACATTAAAGCGACTACTGGGCAGTATGATTCAAGCCTTGGTCAAACATCAAATGAGCGGTCTGGAAGGGCTATTTTGGCCCGTGAGCGGCAGGGCGATGTCGGAACGTATCATTATGTGGATAATCTGGCCCGTGCTATCCGCTACACGACCCGTCAGATTGTCAATTTGATCCCTAAGATTTACGACACGCAACGTATCGCTCGCATTATTGGGCTTGATGGCGAAACAAGCATGGTCAAGATTGACCCAATGCAACAAGAACCGATCAAGAAAATTGTCAATCAAGACAACATTGTGATCGAAAAGATTTATAACCCTGGCGTAGGCAAATACGACGTGTGCGTCACGACCGGCCCAAGCTACATGACAAAGCGTCAGGAAGCTCTTGACTCGATGTCTCAGCTTCTGCAAGGCAACCCGCAATTGTGGGCTGTGGCAGGCGATTTGTTCATTAAGAACATGGATTGGCCCGGCGCGCAGGAAATGGCAAAGCGATTTGCCAAAACGATTGACCCCAAGTTGTTGTCCAACGACGACAAACCACCTGAGTTGCAAGCTGCTGAACAGCAGATTCAGGCGATGGGTCAAGAGATGGATCAGATGCACCAGATGTTGCAAAACGTCGGTAAGTCGATGGAAGCGCAGGATTTGGCGGTCAAGGAATTTGAAGCCACGATTAAGGCTTACGATGCCGAAACCAAGCGCATTTCGGCTGTTCAGGCGTCTATGTCACCTGAGCAAATCCAAGACATTGTTCTTGGCACTGTGCATGGCATGATTACAAGCGGTGATCTCGTCAATCAGATGCCTGGACAGGAACTGCCGGGAGATCAAAATGATATGCAAATGCCACCTGATATGGGCGCTGCACCACCACCACCCGACATGGGCGGCGCGCCGCCGTCTGACATGGGCGCTATGCCGCCGCCTGATATGGGAGCCATACCACAATGAAAGCCGCTGATTTTGTAGGTTTGCTGTTTTTG